AAGATGCTTGTAAACCTTGCTTAATCTAGCGTAGCGATACGCAATAGGGAGCCGGCGGCGTCGATCTGTGTCCCGGCGTTCGTCGGCTCTCGTTATTTAGGGACACAATATGAAAATCAATGGCATAGAAATTACTCATCTGCCAGTAACGCTACGCAATGAGCGCGTATGCAAAGACTGGTATGTACGTGTTAAAGAGCACATCCAAAAGCGAAGCGTAGAACATACGCTACGCAACATAGCCCGCTTACGTAATGAGTACGAAGATTTGGCAGAACTCATTGACGAAGTGGGAATGATCAATCAGCGCACCGTATTGATACGCTCACAATACGTCAAAGAAGCGCACGAATCTAACCACGATTTTGAAAACGAAGTACGGCGTACAAATAATCAGCCGGAGCACGTATACGAGCCGCTAGCAGATGAGGCGGCAAAGGGCATAGCGGAGAAAGAGCTACAAGACTCGCTTACAATGCTGTTGCAGGACAATCCAGAGATAGGGCGCGAACTTTACTTTAACGTCGAATCATTCCCGAAGACTATGGAGTCTTTGATACTCGGCATACACTGTATACGCGCTACATGCGATCGTAGCAAGTTAAGCGAAGAGCAAATAGCACTAATCGACAGCAACAACGAATCGGAATTTTGGCAGGATGTAAGCGCCTCGGAGGTGGCTGCATATGTTGACAAGTTTTGCAGCGAACACCGGCAATGAGTTATACGAAGTTTGGAAGGTGTCGATGTGGAAAATTCACGACATACCCCTAACTGACAAATACGGCTTTACTCAAGAGCATCCTAACTTTACGCTTGATATCGACGATAGTTACGCGGACACGTTACCGAAGACAGCATCACCAATGGCAATGGCTCTGCAATACGCGAAAGAATGGAATCTATCTTACTACGAAGTGATGGATATGGCGTATGCAGAGTTCTACAAGTTGGTAAACATTCAAAAAGCATTGAGCTATAAGCGTCCGTGGTGGAAAGGGCAGGCGGGCGAAGAAGCGTACATATACGAGAAAGCAAGCGGCAAAAGACTCAACAAACCAAAAAGGACACAACGATAATGAACTTCCAACCAATGCCCCTATCCGTAGGCAACGCAAAGCTATTGCAGGAATGGCAAGACAAGCTATCGGCTTATATCGAATCTACTAGCAAAGACCGCATCATGGCGAGCATCTCTCGGCTATGTGCGGAGGATGCAGACTTTGCAGCTTTGGTAGATAAGGCGATAACAAACGGCGGCACGTTTACCGAGTTGGATTTGGCAGAATGGGCAAAGACAAACGTAGTAAAAGCCGCGGCATTGCATAAGCAAATGCAGGAACTACCGCATACGCTATCGGCGCTATTGCTCGGTATTGATTGCATCAAAGCAACATGCGATCGCACAAAGTTAGCAGAACAGGACGCTGCTGATTTTAATAGTGAAGGATTCTGGCATCATGTAACAATGAGCGATGTCCAGAAGTATTGCACGACATTACTAGACATGAGATAACGAAATGGCAAATAAAGCTACTGTCAGCGTTGGACTAGATATAAGCAGTCTTAAAAAGTCGCTTAGCGACGCATTAGGGCAGCTCAATAAATTAACCGGCGCAAAGCCCAACGTAAAAGTAAACGTAGACAGTAGCGAAGTAGACGCCGCGGATAAAAAGATAGACGGATTAAGTAGTACGCAGACCGTTAAAATCGACGTCGATACGAAAGGCGCTGAATCAAGCGCAGGCGGACTATCTAAAAAGCTAGGCGGGCTAGGAGCTATCGCCGGTGGTGCGTTGGGTGGAGCGGCGGCGCAAGCATTATCGGGCGTTGTGCATGGATTAAAAGAAGGTGCGCTTGCGGCCGATGAATTTGGCGACGGACTAGAAGTAGCTTTCAAAGCGCAGGGCATAGCAGACGTAGACGCCGAAATAGAAAAGGTTAGCAAGTCATCATTAGAACTTGCTAATAATCTCGGATTGCCTGTCCAACGTACGCGCGAACTCGCATTATCGGTATCATCATTAGGCGGTTTTACTGGACAAAGCGCGCAGGATTTGACGAAGCTATCTGCGGGTTTGGAAGTATTCAGTAATGGCGCGGTAAAAGGTGAGGCGGTAGCGAAAGCATTTGCGCGCGGGGTAAACGATCCCGAAGGCGCGGCGGCTATTGAGGCGCTAACAAAGAAATACCCGCAGTTAGCGGAAGTATTAAAGTCGAATATAACGCCGGCTGAAAAACTACAGAAAGCCAATGAAGCGCTCGGCGAATCATTTAAGACGGTGGCCGATCAGCAGGGCGACGTAGGCGGGATACTTAACAAGCTGCAAAACCAATTGGGCGAGGTATTCGAAAAGGTTGGTAGCAAATTATTAGAAGCGCTTATACCGCTAGCGGAAACATTGCTACCGATATTAGAATCTCTACTGCCTGTACTTGAAGGCATCCTCACGCCGTTGGCGCCGATTTTGGCGCAGGTGGGTTCTGCTATAGCTACGATTGTTCAATCGCTCTCAGGGCCGTTTCTGTCCCTAGTATCGGCAATCCTCGAGCCAATGCTCGGATTGATTCAGCAGTTGGTGCCGGTGTTATTGCAGGTAATTCAAATCGGAATGAAACCGCTAACGGATATTGTGGGCATTCTAGCACAGACATTTCGCGATCTATTTCCGGCATTGCAACCGATATTCGACGTTATCGTACAGCTATTGCCGATTGTAGCGCAGTTGGCAGGCGAGTTGTTAAGCGCATTAGTGCCGGTGATTAAGAGCGCCGCGGGCTTATTCGTTACGCTTGTAAAGGCCATTACGCAAAACAAGGTCATAATGGCGGCGCTAAATCTCGTATTGCAAGCGGCAATAGGGATTATACGCGGCGTTGTTGGCGTTGTGCAATTTTTCGCGGGTGCATTGGATGCCATCATCAAAACGATTGATAGCGTAATCCAATACATTACGCGTCTTATCAATGCGATTGCGTCTTTTGATTTGAACACAATTAAGAACGCGCTACTAGGTATTGATGAGCCAGCAAAGGGAGCGGCAAAATCTGTAACAAAAGTTACGGATGCAACAAACGAAGCCGCCAAAGCAACTGACAACTTAGCCGGCGCTAACAACAATCTCAAAAAGAATCCACTGCCAAAGGGCGACCCGGAAGCCGCGAAGAAGTACGCCGAAGCATTGGCGAAAGCTACGGAGCAACTCGCTGGGCTTACGACTGAACAGCAAAAGGCGCGAGAACTTGCGGCGGCTGATGACTTGGCTAGTGAGTCGGAGCGCGCATTAAAGCGTTTAGAGATTGAACAGCGCTACCAAATACAGGCACTAGAAGCAGAGCGTAAAGGACTGACAAGCAAGGGCAAGCTACGCGAAGCGGAAGAGGCCGTAATCAACAAGCGCATAGAAATTTTACGCGAAGAAAACGCGCGCAAGATCGAAGACATTGAAGCAAAGGCGCGGCAAAATGCGTTGAAGCTAGAAGAGGAAAACCAAAAGAAACTAGACGACATTACAGCCAAGTTTGCGGCTGATCGTTTGGAGCGATTGAAGACGCAACTAGCCGCGGGTAATGCGTCCGTAGCGAGCGAATTGATAAGCGCACAACGCTCTGTACTAGAGTCTGGATTATCAAACGCGCTAGATGCTATCGTAGAACAGACGCCGGCATTCCAAAAGGGTATAGCAGAACTCAACGCCAAACTAGCGGCGGGCTTATCAGTAGAGGAATTTAGAAAGCAGGCCGCAGCACTACGACAAGGTATATTCCAAGAGCTGCAAGCGCTGCCAAGTGACACAACCGACGTATATGCGTTGCAGATTAGAGCGGCTTATACGAAGACCGGCGATGAGATTGCAAAGGGCACCGCGGAGATTGTAGCGCAGATTAGACAACAGCAGGTAAAGCAAGCGGGCGATATATTCGCGGACTCATTGCGCGGTATTGGTGAAGCACTCCGTAGCGTAGACTTTGCGACGATATACGGCGATGCTGCCACGCAAGCGGCTAGTTTGAATGAAGAGCAAGAAAAGTTAATACAGAATTTGAAGGATGGCGAAACATCGTACCAAGATGCGGTAGATTCATTAGCCGAATTGACAAGTAAACAGCAGGGCGCGGCATCGGCAACGGCGCAAGCTATTGCCGCATCATTTCAAGCTATTGCCGATCAACAGGCAAAGGCGGCGGAAGATGGTATAAATCAGCGTAATCAGAATTTGGAGCGCATACGGCAAATCGCAGACGAAGAATTGCAACTCGCAAAGGATAAAGCGGCGGCATTAAAAGCTATTGAAGATCAACAGTTCGAGGATGAAAAAGCAAGGCAAGCTGCGCGTGAGTCTGTAAATGCGGACTTTGCACAGAAGGAAAAGAACCTAACGAATGAGCGCGATAAGCTAGCGAAGCAGAGCGAAGAAGTGCAAACAGCAGCTCTAAACAATCTAGCAGTATCAGCAGGCGCAGCGTTTGCGTCGTTGGTTGCGGGCGGTGAAAATGCGGGCGAAGCGTTAAAGAAAGTAGTCGGACAAACCGTTTCGGCGTTACTTGATTTGTATACGCCGTCGATATTGGCACTCTTTTCTTCTATCATTCCGCCGCCGTTTGGGCAGATAGCCGGACTTGCAGCGGTGCAAGGTTTGAAGGCGCTTCTAAATGCGGCGCTCAATGGATTTGAAGAAGGCGGCTATACTGGCAACACAGGTACAAAGCAGGTCGCGGGCGTCGTACACGGACAAGAGTTCGTAATGACGGCAGACGTTACACGTAAAAACCGCGCGCTCTTGGAGCACTTGCATAGCGGAAAATCGGTAGAGTCTTTCCCGGCATTGCAAAAGATGCTCGCAGAAAATCAGATAAGCACAATACCAGTAACGGAGCTACAACTAATGCGCGGCGAATTGTCCGCAATACGTCAGCGTCTGGACTCTATGCCGAATGGAATAGAAGGCAGCATGGGCGTAGATGTGAATGTAGGTATGGATACTTATTTATACGAGCGCGATAGATCACGAATGATCGCAAGAAAGTTAAGGGGCTAATATGTCAGCTAAAAGCAATTGGACTCTAACGCTATACGGTAGCGATACGGACACGGCTACAACAGGAACGGATGCCACATACGGCGGCGCTACGGTAGCTATATCGTCGCTAACGTCTACAACATCGAAGAGCGTATACATACTTGCTCCGCAATTTGATTACGCATTCGATACGATTACGCTGGATGATGTAAGCGGAACGAAACTAGCGTACACTACACGCCGTCCAAAGTTTGATATCGAAACGTATCCATTTGCGTACAATGCAACGGCGGTTACGTTGGAACAGGATATGGACGATTTGATAGCGCTTGCAAACATTATCGAAAGCAAGGACTATCTGTACCTTCGCGTAGATGGTGGCTCGCGCGCGTACCCTGCTGCAACGTACGTCTATCCAGTTGTATTGACACAATGGGCTACGTCTGTAAATAAGCAGTACGGCAATCGTACGATGACGTTGTCATTTGAGCATAGAAAGCGCGGATAATGGCATTCTACCGAATATCGCGCACCATGCCGAACGGCTGGAATATGCGGCTCGATTTTATTAGCTACGACGGATCGTTTTCCGATACGGTTACAAACCTACCAGAGATTGTCATTACAGAAATCGGCGCTCTGAGTGCAGAATTTGATTCGCTGCCGTATGGCCTTATGAATCCGATGACGTTTGGCTTTACGCTTATTTGGAATAAGCTACCGGCTACGATGCAAAGCAAACTAGAAACCGAGGGCACTGATCCTAGCTTGCGGCGCAATACGTGGTATCTATACACTGATCGCGGCACAAACGGCGCTACGTACACCCTTGAGTTCGTAGGATGCGAAGATAATATAGAAGCGCTAGAATTACAGCCGCTTGATAATGGCATGTTTGGCTATAACGTCGAACTTGTAGACGCGGCGTATTTCTGGTTAAAGACAATTACCGGCGTAGACGTTTGGCCCGGAAATGCAGTTTCGCAACCTAGCGAAGTGAACGTCTGGCAAATCAAGCTACCCGGCTCCGATGTCGAGCAACTGCATTTACTAGGGGCGGTAGGGTTAAATGGCACGTTCGTGAAGTTGGTAGACCTATTAGACCAGTATAACAACACTAGCGTAAACTTTACTAGTCGTATCACTCATTGCGCGGCAGCAGGCGGCAACTTCGACTACGGCAATAAGTTGAAGGACGTGTTTACACAGGCGGTCAGTTGGTACGCCCCTGCTAACATTACGTCACTGCCGCGTACAG